TGATATTCTGGAAGATTTCTAAGATGAGCAGGAAGTCCTATTAATGGATCACTAGAACTCTGTCCTCTAGCAAGATAAGACTCATTTATTTCTGGAGATCTATACCTCATAAATGAAGGTAATCCAGAAGTAGCACCCTCAGCTAATCCTTGAGCAAAAAACTCACCCTTACTAAGCATTGGATCAACACCATACTGTTTAGCTAATGACAATGCCTGTGCTTTCTTACTACCACCAGCAGTTGCAGCTGCAAGAACAAGATCTGCTATAGAACTTGTTAAAGAAGTTGAAAGATCTCCAGAAAATGTCTTAGATGCTGATGCCATACTAACCTGCTAAAGAGTATAATTTATATTTGTTTGCCCAATCATTATTATCACGAGGAATACCACCACCCAAAGGAGAATCATTGTTTCTAACATATGTATTATTGTTCATTATAATAACTGGAGAAATACCACCAGATGAATCTAAAATATCTTCAGTTTCAAAGCTTGTACTATTAAGTTGACTAATCTTACGATCTTGAATTGGTGTAAACTTCAATTCCTCTAGGAATTTATTATAAAGGTTTAAAGAATCTTGCAAGGATCTATTAGTTTGTCCATAAAAAGGTCCAAGACCAGACCATTCTTTATTGAGTTCACCAATTCCTTCAAGAGTCAAAGGTTCAGAGACATCTATACCTCTCTTCCTCTTAGCAAGATCCATCATCAACTGTAACTGCAACTCCTTGTTAAAGGTTATCTCATTAGGATCAAACTCTTTACCTTGAGCAGCATACATTTCTCTAGCTTGCTCTAAAGGATTCATAAATTGACCTATACCAACAGCAGCAGATGTTAGATCACCATAAGTTGCCTCTCCAGATTCCAATCTCCTAGTCTGTTCATCATATACTTCTTGAAGAGTCATAGAAGTCATATCCATATCAGTTCTATCACCAAACCATCTATTATAAGAATCTGGACCTTTACTCTCTACATGCCTTATCAATTTTAAGAAGGCAAGTTCTTCTAGATCAGTTATTTGACCTGTTATTGTAGTTTTTGGTTCTACTTCTTTAGGTTTTCTCTTCCACCCTAACCACTTCGGTCCCCAATACCCATCATCCTTACGACCCCAGACTATATCTCTAACAGCACTCACAGTGCCACCAATAAATTCTGTAATACCGAAATCTGGAAGAGGAATACCAAATATCCTCCAAGGTTCTTTAACAGGATCAACAGGGTCTGGTTCCCCAGGTAACGGTGGTAATGATGGAATTACTTCAGATACTAAATTACTCCTACTTATAGTATTATTAGAGAAAGCTTTAGATATATTACCAATATCAGGTCTAATATTCAAATTCTCTACGGGTATATGACCCAACCCAGAAGATCTTATCTCTGCATTCACTTCTGGTGCAACACCAGCAGCAGATGCAATAAGTGCAGCAGAAGAAACAACACTCCTTTCAAAGAAATTATTCATAAATGATGGTTGCAATCTAGTACCAGTCTCATACTGATCTGGACTAACTCCCAATGCATCGCTAACATAATCTGATATATTTTTATCACTAGGAAGTTTGGTAGGAAGTCCAACACCACCAACACCCAGAATACGCAAATTTGGTTCAATATGTTTATTATAAGCAGCTCTATCAATATCACGAAAAACATCAAGTATAGTAAAAGCATATCCACCAATAGGTATTGCACCTCCCATTGATAAGAAAAATCCCTTAGGATCACCCATTGCAAGACGTGCAATACCTTCAACTAGACCATAACCTGTTTGGACAACTGGAACAGTTTTACCTGCAACCTTCATTGATAACTTTCCTACTGCTTTTGAACCTAATTTATTTGCTAAAGCATCAACTATTGCTTTTGAAGAAAAAAGTCTACCAAGAATACCCATACCTCCTCTAGAAACAGCCTTTTTGGTTACTGCTTCTTTAGCAACATTTTTAGTTATTTTTCTTCCTGCACCAAATACTGCTTCTGTGGTAAGTCTATTAGTAGCAACTTTTAACGCTGTATTTCTAGCAGTCTTTTTAAGAGCTCTAGAAGCACCAAACTTAAGTCCTATTGATCCACCACCTGATAAAACTTTAAATCCAAGACCAAATAATCTAAATGCAGCTCCAAGACCAGCCTGACTTAAATCACCACCAAATGTATTAGCAGCTTTCTTTGAACCAAAATCTTCATTTCTTAGTTCCATCCCAAGTTCTTCTTCTTCTACATCTAACCTTTTGATATTATCTACTTCTCTCTGCTCTCTATCTTGAAAAAGACTCAATAATTCATCAAATTTACTCTCCATCAACTCATTCTGGTTTAAAACCAATTTTTGAGTATTTACAATTCCCTCACCAATAAACAATATCTGATCTGATAATTTACCTACCTTACCCTCAGTCTGAAGTATACTAGAATCAAGTTCAGTCCCAAAAACCTTAGAAATATAAGATTTTAAATCAGTATCTTTAGTCGTAGATACACTATCATCAGTGTCTTTACTTAATAATTTACGTGCAGCATTTTTAACCTCTAGAGATGCCTTAGACTTTTCAATCTCCTTTACTTGTCTATAATTATCAATAGCATCAGAAATTTTACCAACTATTGCTGTTGATAAATCTCCTGAATATGTCTTGGTTGCTGATGCCACTAGTTACGTTTTGCTGCTTCTTGTTTTTGTTTGACTTCATCTAAGTATTGCATTAGAAGAGTAGTATAAACTTCTCTCTCCCAAGGCATCCAATTCTCAATCTCAGTCAAGCTATATTTATGGTACTGCATCAAAGCAAAGTTGAGTCTAAAGTACCCTTCCAAACTATTTTGAAAGAGTGCTATGCGAAAAAACTCTGTAATCCCTCAATCGTGTACTCAGAATCCTTGCCAGTATTGGGGTTTTTTACCTTAAAGGTATGACTAAGCTTAGGACAAGTAAGATAGAATTGTTGTATTTTCTCAAATTGCTTAGTAGTCAAACTATCAACAAATGTGCGGAATTCCTTCTTAGAAGTCGTTGTCTTATCAAATACCTCATCTTCAGTGAAAATCTGATCTATAGAATCTGCAATAAAGTCATATACCTCTTCAGTCTTCATTTCTTTCTGTAGAAACTCCCTATCCACAAATTGCTGCATACTAGGATATCTCATAATAATACCCATATCATCACCAAGTTGAATCTTGGTATCATGACCTTCTGGTTTAAAAACCTCAACATCATTAATATCAATAAATGCTTCTACTTTTGTCTCATTATCATCTTGACAAGTTACTGTCAAAGTAATCAATTCTCCAATAGATGCTCCTCTGATCTTCAGAAAGAGATATTCCAAATCAAAGCTAGGTAGTTGATCTACCTTAAGTCGTGAAATAACGCAATTTTTGATTAAATCCTTAACTGCGTTAAGAACCTCTTTTTCATCCTGTGTCTCAAGTGCCAATAAAAGTACCTTTTCCTCTTTTACAAGAAATGGACGATATTTGACGGTTTTCCCTGTGGATGGTAATTCAAGCTCAAATGTGGGATAACCTACCTTTGGTAATGCCATAAAAATAACTTCAAGTCGTATATTTATATATAGCGACTTTTTCAGGCAAAAATATGCCGAGTAAATTTTTCGGGTTTTATGGAATCAAAAAGTGAATTTTGACACACTATATTACAGGATAGTATCTTATTCTATTATAATAGGGTATTTCTCCAGGCTTTAGATGTCCACCTTCTTGCATGAATTTATCATGATCATAATCTTCCAATTGTTGTTTTACTACTGCTGGTGGAGTCCATCTTTCTCTATTAATACCTGCTACTGGATCCCATCCTTGACCCTTAGCACCTTCCATTGGATCATATCCACCGTTAACATTACCATATCTAACAGTATGCCTTGAATAATAAAAACTGACATTAACCCTTGCTATCTGAGATGTTCCATAAGATAAAGGAACAGCATCAATAGAATATGGATAAAAATTCTCTAAAAGATAAGTTATAGGAGCTCTTTCATTAGATTTATTACGTCCAGTCTCTGATTTTATGATCCTACATGTACAAGTATAATCATCCATGAACTGCATTCTATTAGCACGAGTCTCAGGTTCTGGTCTTAATGCTCCTCTAGCCGTTTCCATTGTTCCATCATATCCTCCCATTTTTTCACTATAAATGAAATCATACCAAGCAGTGAAAAATTTTAATGCTGTTACATTAGCATCAAGTAAGAATCCTAGTCCAACATCAGTAAATATCCTAGTGTGTGGATAAGAAACACTACCCTCACCCAAATATCTACCATTTACTTGTCCTACAGCAGATTGAACATTAGGTAGTTGTGCTTCATCACAAAACATCTCAACAACATCTTTATTAAATGATGAATAAAAAGTTTTAGCAAATGGTCTATCTGGTGTTTTAAAATCAAATTGAACATCAAAACCAGTAGTAAGGGACATTCCTCCCCTAGTACTGATCTTCTCCATAAAGTCATTAAGCTTTGTAACTGTTGCCACTCTAAATATAAATGTTGGATTCTATATTATATATGGCATATAAAGGACTTTACAAACCAGTAAATCCCAAGAAATACCGTGGGAATCCAACTAAAGTGATTTATAGATCACTCTGGGAACGTAAATTTATGGTCTATTGTGACCACACTCCATCAATAATTGAGTGGGGAAGTGAAACTGTAATAATACCTTACCGTTCACCTATAGACAAGCGTTTCCATAGGTACTATCCTGATTTTTACATAAAAGTTCTTAACAAAAATGGATCATTTGATAAGTACATAGTAGAAATCAAACCCAAAAAACAAACTAAACCCCCATATGGTAAGGATAAAAGAACCAAAGCCTATAAGAACGCTGTTTTAACATTCGCTAAGAATTCTGCAAAGTGGAATGCTGCGGAAAACTACTGTGACGATAGGCATATGAAATTTTTAATACTCACAGAGGATCACTTAGCGGTATGAAACAATGGCAGCAGGATTTAAAGACATCCAAGCCCCAGAGCTTAAGGATGATGCAGGTTATGAAACTATATTTGAAAAAGTAAAAGCAGAAGCAGGTGGAGAAACAAAAAATTACCTGTGGTATAGAAATGCAGTTAGAAAATATGCATTAAAAATTAATGATAACCCAGAAAGATTAATAAGAGATGAAATACAAGATCGGATGGGTGCAGAAGAACAAGAAGATGAGAATCAAATAAGAAGATGGGCTGTCTCAGGACACATGTATCTCTTTGAATACAAAGCAAAAACTGCTAAGAAACTACCATACTATGATACATTTCCGCTTGTTTATGTAATTAAAGCAACTAGGCATGAGTTCTGGGGATTGAACCTACATTACTTGACACCAAAGAGAAGAGCATGGGTTGTAAAGAGGTTATTTGAAGGAAGAATTGATGCACCACGGAAATGCTTCCATAAATACTTAACTAGTTATGTTGACGGTTACTTTCTTGATCTAGCTGCCGTTGAATGGGCTACTGCTATTCTATTACCAATAGAAAACTTTGTCCACACAACCAAGACCCAACGTGGATTACAATCCTATCCAAAAGAAGTTGTTTGGGATGAAATCAATGAAGATTTTTATAATAAGATCAAACAAAAAAGAATCATCCGTGGTTATGGTAAAGCACAGGATAAAACTATGGTAGAAAAATAATATGGATAATTTAGGACTAGACCCATTTAAAGATCCATATGGGCGAAAGAAAGAAGTCAAAGCTGCCTATATTGATGATCCAAACACTCTTGATGGTGCAAGACCTGATACTAACACACTAAGGTATCCTAACGACACATACCTTGGTGAGGATACTGATTATGTTTTCTTTCAATTTGGTAAATACAATCCACCTTTCGGTAAACAATACGCAAAGGATGTTATGGGTGGAAATAGTAAATTCCAAGATGGTACAGGTGGTACAAAGAAAAAGATGAAGTATACTCAAGAACAACAGTATGCACCTAGTACCTATGATTTATACCAAGACTCAACAGACTTAGAAATCAAAGGACCATCAATTATATTACCTATGCCACAGGACTTAGGTAATGAATTTGCACAAACATGGCAAGGTAAACAGTTCAGTGGAGTAGGAAGAGCAGCAATAGCATCTTTAGCTGGAGCAAACATGAACTTCGCTAACAAGAAAATAAAAAATGCTAGTGGTAACTGGAAATCTTTCCAGACTGCACTAACTAAATCTGGATTGAACAACCTTCCTGGAGTTGGTGGTAACTTAGAATTCAATGATATATCTGGTTCTACAAGAGGAATCGTTATGAATCCTAACACAGAACTTTTATATGATTCACCAGAGTTAAGAGAAATTGGAATGACATGGAAGTTAGTACCAAAGAATATAAAAGAAGCAAGAATAGTCAAATCAATAGTCAATGCATTTAGAGATGCATCACTACCATCATACGGAGATAAGGATAATCCCATGCCAGATTGGGGTAGAGCAGAAGGTGAAGGTGGCAGGGGTCTACGTAATGGTTATAACGACCCTGATAAATCAGACACTTACGTATTATCAGGAGAAAACTTTGTCCATGTTCCTTGGTTATGTAAGTTCACTTTTATGAATGGAAACGAAACACACTATCATGTTGCTCAGTTTAAACCATGTGCAATAAGTAAAGTACGTGTTAGTTATACTCCCGATGGAATGTATTCTACATACAGTGATGGATCTCCTGTTGCGACAGAATTATCATTAAACTTTATAGAAAGCAAACTTATATTCAAAGGAGAGGTTGCCAAAGGATACTAATGTACTTTACCACACTACCAGACATACAATACGATACTAAACCTATCAGTTATCCATTCTCAGAATCTGATTATACTATTGCAAAGAATTTCTTTCGTAGGTATCAGATAAACAAAGATGTGTTTGGATATGCTACCTACTATAAAAAATATGCTGTCAATGAAGGTGTTAAAATTGAAACTATTGCAGCAGATTACTATGGAGATCCATCATATGATTGGATTATTATCCTAACCAATAACTATATCAATCCACAGTTCTCATTCCCATTAGATAACTGGACTCTAAAAAAAGTAGTAGAAGATAGGTACGGTGTAGATGAAGCTTATGGTATACACCACTATGAAACAAAAGAAGTTAAATCAGGTGATACTCTTGATGGTCTTGATATAATAGCATTAGAAGGTGGACTGACAGTAGACAAAAACTTCTACGATTCTACATTTACATACTGGAATGGTACTGAATCAATAACTGTTCCTGGTAACACAGTATCAGAAGCAATTAGTAATTGGGATCATGAGATAAGAGAGAACGAAAAGAAGAGAGAAATATATCTATTAAAGAAACCATTGAAAGCTAAATTCGTCAACGAATTTAAAACAAATACATTGTATGGAAAGTCATCAGATTTTATTAGCAAGAGATTAAAA